CGCTGCCCATTGGCTGCGCCGCCGGCGCGGCTTGGGCAGCAAACTGCGCCGCGCCCGCCAAATCGCCAAAGCTCTGCACGATTTCAGGCAGCCCGTTTAAATGGTCAAGCGCGCCGCCCGCCACGCCCAATACATCGCCCACCAAATTCAGCACGCCTGCGGGGTCGTTTTTAATCTCCCGCGCCGCCTGAATCAGGTTTTGCATCGCGCCGATGTCGTTTTCCACCGCGTGGTAGATTTTGACCGCCGTGCCGATTTTTTCCGCAATGGGATTCAGCGCGTTTTGCATACTTTCAGGCAGCATTGCCAGCAGCGGGTTTTGTTCGCCCGCAACCACCGCAGGCGCAGGCAGCGGGTTGTTTGGGTCGCCGACAAATTCTTTTAGTTCTACGTCTATTTCCCGCGCGGCGGTACGTCCGTTTTTATCCATCTGCAAAGTGCGCGCCGTGAGCCGCTCAATCACAAACCATCCGACAAACCGCCCCGTGCCATACACCAAACTCACCGCCTGCTGCGCTTCTTTGGCGGCAATCAAGCCGTGATAAGCCGCGTCCACATCGCCCAGCTTCCAATGCAGCTTTAAGCTAAACCGCAGCTCGGTCAGCGCATTGCCCATTGCCTGCAAACGCGCCCGCCCCGCCAGCACATCATGCTGGGCAAACTGCGCGGCGTGGGTTTCCTCCAAGCTGGCAAAGCTGCCCAGCAGCTCAAACGTTACATCGCCCAATTGCGCAAACATCAATACGCCCTCCGCTCGCGCTCCGCCATCATGCGGCGGAACAGTTGTTCAAATTCGCGCAGCCCCATTTGCAACGCCGTTTCAATTTCCTGCCGATTGCCGCTGGGGGCGTTAATCGTCGGGGCAAAATGCACCACCACGCTGCCGCTGTTTGCGCCCTGCGGCTGCGCCTGCTGCTCGCTGCGCGCTTGGCGCAAGCCGTCTGCGCCTGCCGACAAACGCGCCGACAAATCGCTGCGAAAGCCGCCCATGCGCTCGGCAAAACGGTTTTTCAGGCTGCCTGCCAACTGCGCCACACGGCTCACAGGCAGCGATGCGCCTTGGTTTACGCCAATCGCCAAGCCCTGCGTGATATAGCCGCCGAACGCACGGAATACACGGCTGGGGGAATGGATGTCCATCACGCTGGCAAAGGCGTTTTTAGCCCGCTGCGCCAAGTTCTGAATCGCCGCCATCACGCGCCCTGCGGCAGCCTGAATGCCGTTGACCAAGCCGTCAATCAGCATACCGCCGAAGCCTGTAAACTGCGCGGGCAGGGTAACGCCAAACCAGCTCATCACAGCGGCAAACGCCTGATAAAACACGCCCAGCGGCGACCAGTTGGCAATCAATGCCAAGATGCCCGACAAGCCGCCGTTAAACGCGCTTTGCACGTTTGCCCACGCGTTGGCAAAAAAGCCTGTAATCGCATTTGCCACCGCGCCCACCACGTTGCTCAAATCCTGCCACAGCAGTTTCGCCCCGCCGACCACGCCGTCCCAGCGCGTGTAGAGCAGATAGGCAGCGGTTGCCAGTAAGCCCAGCGCAATGCCGATGGGGTTTGCCAGCAAAAATGCGCCCAAGCGGGCAAAGCCCTGCATCAAAATGGGTATATAGCTGCCCAGCGTAGCAAAGCCGCGCAGCACCCAGCCCAAGCCCGAGCCGAGCAGGCGCAGGCTGCCTGAAAAAAACCGAGCAATTCCAGCAGCACTACGTGCTGAAAATCCTACTAATCGCAAAGCCGTAACCAAGCCACGCGAACCGCCCAGCATAATCAACTGCGCCATGCGCCACACCGCTACTACTTTGTTCACGCCCACCACCATAGCGCGAAGCGGCATCAAAGCCATGCTGATGCCATAAGACAATGCCAACGCCCCCATTTTGGCAGCAAAAAAACCACCCAATACACCCAAGACGCTTTTAATCAAGCCTTTATTTTGAGCAAGCCAAGGCTGCAAGGTGTTTTCCAAAAAACGGTTGGCAACGGCAGCAAAGGCTTTAATATCATCGGCAAATATGCTGCCAAACGTAGCAGCAGTTGCTTCTGCCACACCGCCCAAACTTTCCAATGCCGCACTCAATGTGGCAGTTTTCAGCTTGATACGTGCCTGCATATCCGCCTGCTGCTGCATCAATTCCATGTTTGCCTGTATGCCCGCTTGCCCTTTAAGCGCAATCGCCATCGCAACACGGCTCGCTTGCGTACCAAAAAACTCATCTGCCACAATGCTGGCTTTTTCCTCGCCCAGCTTTTCTTTGATGATATTGAGCTTTTCTATTTCGCCTATCATCGCGTCCAAGCCTTTGAATTTGCCATTTTTATCAAAAAACTCAAACGATACGCCCGCTTCTTTCATATACATTTTGGCTTCTTTTTTCATGCCCTTTTTGGCTTGCTCTATGGCTTTCGGTCCTTGCGCCAGTTGGGTGAGCATCATGGAAAAATTCGTACCAAACTGGCTGCCTTCCAAACCAATCTGCGCCCCTGCACCTTCAATCGCCAACAGTTTTTTATAGTTTTCCAAGCCTGTTAAATTCAAAATTCGCGCATTTGCCGAGCTGTATTTCATGCTTTCAAACATATCTTCCTTTTTTAAACCAAAAGCAAAATATGCGCGTTGGGTCAAATCTGCCGCCTGACTAAACTCGCTTTCTTTCAAGCCGCGTGCTTCAATCATCTTGGCAAAAAATTCACCGCCGCCTTGCTGATCCATATTCATCAACACATTTAGCTCTGCCGATGTTCGCAAACCGCCGTTTGCCAGCATTTGGTCGGAGATGCCTTGCGATTTCAATGCCTTTGCCAAGTTGTAAAACTCTGTTGTCGTACCAGGCAACTGCGCCCCCAGTTCAGCAGCACCTTTACGAACTTCCTCAAATAAGCCAAAGCTCCCATCTTTGTTCATCATGGTAATTTTTAGCTCGGTTTCCGCATCTTCCTGTCTCGTAAATGTGCGAACTGCCGCTGCAACAGGTGCACCCAGCACCATAGCATGACCTGCGGTTTCGCCCATTTGACTGCGTAACTCGCGGCGGTGCAACCGCGCTGCATCTTGCCGCGCAATCGCATTATTTAACCGCTCCTGCGCCCGAGTAGCGTTATTGATTGCCGTGCCCATGCGAACATACAAGCGGTTAAGTTGCCCCAAGTTCCGCGCAGGGTGAGCAACCGCACGCGCCATTGCTGCGCCCAATCGTTCTTGTCGGCGGCGCACATTGTCAATTTCTCTACCCAAGCCACGCGAAGCATCACGCGCGCGCCCAAATACCGCCGTAAAACCAGAACGCAAAACCGCACCAATCGCGACCGATATAGCTAACTCGTTTGACATAAAAATACTCTTGTTTTATAGTTGTTTAACCTAATTTCTAGGCAGCCTAAAAGGATAAAACCATGCAAGCACAGCCACATTCCTTATTAGAACAAGCTACCCGCATCGCCTATGCGCTGTTTGCCGTGTCGCTTGCATTGGTCTTTGGCTATGTTGCATGGGGTTTAGCAGATTTCAGTAGCGTGGGCAGCGCATGGTTATCTGCGTTTTCCATTATTTTCTTTGGTACACTGATAGGCTGTGGCGCATCGGTGGTGCTTGCACCTGCCAGTTTTGCCGTAGCCTTGGCAATCGCTTGGCTGTGGCGCAAACACGCTTAATCGCCCCTACGGTAGTTCGCTTTTATTTGCCGATTGGCTTCATCTAGCCAGTCGGCAAATTCGTCTATGGGTAATTCATAAATCTCTTGAACACTCCACCCAAACCACCATGCCATATCGGCGCAGGCACGCAACAATTCCTGATTGACTTCTGCGCTGCTTTTATGCTGCTTCGCCTTGCTGTGTGGTGCGAAACCAGTCTTGAATCGCCTTGTAGTCGGTCATATCCAATTCATCTAAATCTTCGGGAACTAGTCCTGATAAGCGGCTAAACATAGCGAGTTCTTGCTCGGCATCGCTGTTTAAATGTGCCACGGCGCGCAGATCGCCCACGCGCGGGCGGCGCACGGTAACTTTTTCCAGCATCTGCCCTGTTGCCAAGCGCACGGGGTAAAGCAAGGTAATGGTGGTTTCGCCGTTGAGGGCTTGGGTCAGTTGTTTTGCGGCGTTTGTTGTACTGGTTGCCATGATGTTGTCCTTGTCTTAAAGGGGTTAAAAACACGGCAAATTATCGTTTCAGGCTGCTTAAACGGCTTTTAACGCGCATTAAAAAAAACCAATCTTTCTCGATGTCAGGAAAGATTGGTTTTGCTGTTTCAGGCTTACGCGCCAATATTCTTGCGGAACTGGCTTAATGCATCCATACCGCCGACGCGGTACACATTGGTAAAAGCGTTGTAGTACAAGGTCTCGCGCCCCGCAATCACCATGCGGATTTCGTGCGCTTGGAAGGTGGTGGGGTGTTCGGATTTTTCCTTGGGCTTAAACGTGCCGATGGCGTTTTTGCTGAACATCACGGTGGCGGTTACCACCACGGGCACTTCGGTTTTTAAGCCTGCCGCATTAAAGGTTTGCAGATTGCCGCGCACCATCAGCTGGGCGGCTTTAAAAGGATGGTAGGCTTTTTCGGCAACGGCGGGATAAATGCTGTTCCAAGTAATCTCGCCTTCCAAGGCTTCTACGCCGCTGGGCAGTTTGATGGTGCCCACCATGCCCAAGCCTTTGTGCTCGTCTTGGGAGATTTCAATTTCGGGCATTTTAAACTCGGCGGCTTGCCCCATTAAGTTCGTGCCGTTGAGATAGACATTAGCGTTGTAAATGGCGTTGATTTCGCTCATGTTGATTGTCCTTGTGTTGATTTAAACGATTAGCTGCTGGATACCAAGTTCGCCAAATATTTGCGTGTCATCACGCTGGTATTGGTGGCGCGCTCCATCGGCAGCTTGGGCGTGTATTCATACACAATCGGCACTTGCCCCTTACTGAACGCGTCCACAAGGTCGTAGTCGTAATCCAAGTTCACGGTAAAGCCAACAATGGATTGCAGCGTGCCAAAATAGGTGCGGTAGCCCGCCAACAGCGTATCCAGCAGGGCTTCGTCTATCGGCAAGTCCATGTATTGCAGGTCAAAGCGGCGCAGGCTTTCGTCGATTACATCGCCCGTGCGCTGCGCGGTTTCAAAGTTTTTGATGTGCGACACGGTCGGGAAGCACGCCAAGCGGTTGCCCCATAGGCGGTAGCCCGTGCCGTAGCTGTTAAACACGGTGGTGATGCCTTTTTCGTTTAGACGGTTGGTTTCCGATTGCGGGTCGTCCACGCGAGCGGTTAAGCCGATTTCCAAGCCTGTTACGCCGCTTAATTCGCGGTTGGAAATGCTGAACCAGTAGCCGTGTTCCACATCGGTTTTCATGCGCAAGCCTGCGGCGTGGGTGGCGAGGCTTTCTACGCCGAGCAGCCCGACCACGTGCGGAAAGAACAACTGGGCGCGGTCGCTGGACGTGTTGAAGTTGATGCTGCCCAAGTTGCCGCGCCCTGTAATCGCTTGGCTCAATGTTGTACCGCGCGGCGCGTCCACATAAGCAATGGCGTTCAGGTTGTCCGCCAGCGTAATCAGCGCGGCGGCGCAGGTGGCGGTGCGGTCAAACTCGGGCGCGATGATGATTTTGGCATCCGCGCCAAAGCGGTTAAAGCCTTCTTTCACCAGCTCCGTGCCCGTGCGCTTGCCTGTTGCCGCCACATAGCCGCCGATGATGTCGGCCTCGGTTACTTTGGCAGGGTCGGTGTAGCTGTAATCGGCGGTGGGCGTGGTGGGCAAGGTTTTGAATTGGATTTCGCCAGTAATCAAATCGTTCACCACATAATCGCGCCCTTCCACCAACGCACCGCCGTTGCCGTTGAGCGTGTAGCTGCCCGCTTGGATTGCGCCGTGCGCGGTGTGCGCCAGCAGGGTGTCGGGGTCTATGGTTAAGGCTTCGCCTGCTACGCTGGATTTATGCCGCGCGGGGTCGCATACATTGACCACATAGGCAACGCCCGATTGGTAGCGCGTCCAAATGTTCGCGGCATCGGGGATAGTGAAGCCTTTGCCTGTGAGCGTGCCGAACTGGGCGAAGTCTTTGGCGGTTTGGCATAGGGTTAATTCATTGACTGCGCCTGCGGGGGCAGTGCCGATGATGGCGGTAATCGCGCCGTCAACGGTATAAACGGGGGACGAGCCGCCGTCAATGCGTATGGTTTCTGAACCGTGATGAAATGCTGCTGCCATGTGGTGTCTCCTATGGCTGTTTGAGTTTTAACTGGGGGTCAAGCGGCGCGCCGCGCTGGCGGTGCAGCGTGCGCACAAGGGTGGTCAGGTTTTCAGGCTGCCGCTGCTCTACCTGCTGGGTTTCGGTCTGTACCGTCAGCGCGTATTGCCATGCGCCTGCGGTCTCGCTTAAAAACTGCTCGCGGATTAAATGGCAGGGCAGACAGTTGGGCGGGGCAAAGCCGACAACGGCAAGGCGCACCGCATCCAAAATCGCCAACGCGCCGCTGTCGCCGTGCAGGCTCGCGCCAATCACGGTTAATTGCAGCGTGATGTCGCGCTGCTGGGCGATATGCCCCAAGCCTTCAATCCGCGCGAACTGGCTGCTTTGATACGCCACCAGCACCGCGCCTGTGGGGTGGATAAACTGGTAATCGGCGGGGCGTTCGGGGAACGCGTCCACCTGCACCCACGGAATCGCCTGCTGCACATGGTCGCGCAGCGCGTCAATAATCGGCTGGGTGGCAGACATCAGTAGCCGCTCCAATCTTGTTTACTGCTGGCGAGAACGTGGTATGCGCCGCGCTCGGGCTGGCGGGGTTTGTCGGCGGTATCGATGCCGATGTGGATTTTGCCGTCGCGGATTTGTTCCAGCGTTTTGAGCGTGGCTTGGTATGCCGTTTCCAAAGTTTTCGGGAAATCGGCGCGGTTAATCCGCCGCGCGTGCAAAAAATGACGTGCGATGTTGATGCACAAGGGCGGCAGAATGGTCGGCACACTCGCCAGCGGCAGCGGATAACGCCCGCTCAAATAGCCGTCTGCCAAATCGCAGGCGTAAGCAATGGCGGTTTGCACCACATCATCGTTCGGTTCGGTGGCGCGCGGGTCGTCATTGGTCAGCTGCGTCAGCTCGGCTTTGCTCATGGCGCGGGCTAAATCATCGGCGTTGATATACATGGCGGCTTACTCGGCTTTGTCGCCCTTGCCGCGCTTGGCTTTTTCAGGCTGCGGCGCAGGGTCGCTGTCTGCATTTGCCGCCGCTTCGTTTTCAGGCTGCGGTTCGGGTGTGATTTCGTTTTCAGGCTGCCCGTCTGCTGCCGTTTTGCTTTCAGGCTGCGTTTCAGGCTGCATCAGCTCGGGCGTGCCGACAGGCGTAACGTGTGCGGCAACCTGCTCATACTGCGCATCGCTCAACTCTGCCACTTCGCCGCGCTCTACGCGGTAATCCGTGCCGTTGTCATCGGTCAAAATCAGCGGCGTGTTCGCCAAATAAAATTTCGTCATGGCTTAACCTTTCAGCAATACGGCAATCACATCGCCAGCCGCAGCGGCAGCGGTTACGGCATAGCCTGCGGCTTGGGTCTCGCCCGCCACCGCGCAGCCGGTGGCATCGGCAGCCCCCTTTTCGCCCGCGGCAACCGCGCCCCCCCCCTCCACCCCCCCCCACCCGCGG